GGCAGCTATATCGCCAGATTAACCTCGTTGAAAAGGGACGAGGTTCCGAACGGCGTTGATCACCAACAACGGCGGTCAAAACCATAAGGACTGACTAAGTGTGTAAATCGAGGCCCCCCCCACACCCAAAAGGAGGCCAGCTTTATTTATACTGGCGACAACCCATGAGGCCAGTAAAAGCGAATGGGATCATCCGCGCATCTTCTTAGGCTTACGCTTCTTGCGTGCCTGCTTAGGCTGGGGCTTGATAGCCACACGAGCCTTGGTAGGAGCAGAAGCGACGGCCGCTGAAGCGGGGCCATCACGCAGGGCATCAGCAGCGCGATCTGCGACACTCGAAAGGACTGGGCGTACATAGGGCCAAACACGGGCACCAACGTCAGCAAGAACTGACAAAAGTGACCCAAAAGCATTATATGACGCAGGATATGCGTCACGTAGCTCAAGTGAGGCCGCATAGTACGCCTCGAGAGCACGAGGATCGTAGCACGCTGCAGGTTTACAAAAGACACGGTCAGGTGATGAGGGCGCCGTGACCACTTCAAGACCGCAAACGGCCTTTAACATGATCGAAGCGCCACCAACACCACCAACACCCGTGGATGATGTAAGCCCGCGGAAAATGGTGACGGAAACATTCATGTTATCATATCCAGTATCATAGCCTGATCGAAATGGTTCAGTGACTTGGTTCCACACCTGATTGATCCAGGGGAAAGCCGAACCACCAAAACTGATCGGGCCTTGAGTATACTGAGTGCAATACATCGCGCCTGGCAACCCTAAAACCGCCTGATTCGTATAGGACATGCCACCATACGTCATACCTGTGATCAAAGCTGGCGTATTGTTAATCGTCAGACTATTGAGACAGTATGGGAGTTCAGTATGGGCAAAGGGTTGCGTAGGCCCACACAGCCGGTGTGGGATATAAACGCCGTCCTTTGCTGCGCCAACATAACAATCCGGAGCCATGGTCGTCATTTGCGCTTCATTGCCTGGCACAAAGACGGTCGAACCAACAAAACAGTTAGGAAGAGAATTCGTCGCATTGGTTTGAACACCAATCTGCCCAGTCTTCGCCACCGGTATGGGCGAAAATTGCGCAGAGTAGACCTCACCCTGGTTGGTTAGGTCCGAGCAAATCAAATGGGCGGTTAGACTCTTGTACTGATGACGAAAAGCAGTTGGAATGTTGGTGGCGCGAGATTGAGAAAGCGCATTTATAGTCGGGGCGGAGGCGGAAACAAACTGCACAGTGGAATACTGGGCATTGATATCTGCGAACGTTTGAAGCGGCAAAACACCCAGCTGACCACCTGGAGGAAAATCCGTAATGGTAAAATCAGTTGGGGATGGGCCGGTAGCCCAAAATGCCGCATTAACATCACCGGGCACAGTCCAAACCATACAATCGTACTGATTAGAGTACGTATTGGGTGGAATGGTGGTCTGCACACGATATTCAGGCCGGAGCACACATTGAGCAGACTCATCTGGTAAACCAGGTGAGACCCCCTCAGAAGAGGGGTGCAATGCGCGAATGAGCCATTCACGTCCTGGGCCGGAAACACCGTAGCGAGCGAGTACACGATCAATTTGCGCTTGCATTTTATATCGTCCAAGCATGACTTGGTGCTCCGGCCCAGGACAACGCTCACTGGCTCTCATAAGCAAGCAAGTCGGTCTCAGCACGCTGTTCCCGCAATGACTTAACGAGCGCGTCTGCATGGGCCATGTTGCGAACAACGTTTGGACCTCGCACGATTGGTGGCGCAGAGCCAACAATCGGCGCCCGCAACACGATGCCCACACTTGGGTTAACGTGAGCATGCGGCTTGACAACGACTGGGGGGGACACTTCCCGAGCCAACAAATCAGCTGTGTCAACTTCCACAATACGCTTCAGCACTGGATGGCTGACAATGCAAGGGCGGAAAACAAGCTTGGCAAGGAAAGCGTCACACTCCCACAGTTCTGTGACTGACAGCTTATAACGGAGAGCGAGGGCGTTCATCACCGCGTCCTCATCAGAAAAACACCGGGCATCGTGGAAAGCCTGATACCGACCACTTTCAATAGGCTTCGCCGTCTCTCGCCGGAAAAGAAAACGGCGAATGACAGGAAAGTGGTCAAACAAGGACAGTCCACGCGACACACCATAACAGTAGTCGGCCCAGTGCTGGAGGCGCGGTGGAGACGTGGTCCACCACAATTTTGCGAGAAGACGTCCCGGCCGAGGGGCAAACAAGACACGACCATCAACAACAATAAACATCGCCGAACAAAACGACGCATCTTCGATACTGTGAACGACACGTGCCTCTGGTCGAATGCCCAACCTGGCTTCAAAACCGGAGATAACGTCGCCGTCAACGGGATCATAGGTGCAGGCCAACATATCATCGCCAATTGCGATGAGCGAGGCCCGAACACCTGCGCGATTGAAGGATTCGGCGGCAATGGCCAAATTGACCAAGGTGTTGCCAATAGTCGTGTCATTGTGTCCAGACTTGACAGTGTCACGAACCTTGTATTTTACAAAGCCCATACGAGTGCGCCCACGCCCAACAACATCCACACACTTCGCCGCATTGATGGCAAGGTCGTGATCAACCTGGTCATACAACGATAGGCGGAATGCCGAATGCATGCGGGACATGGTCGCATCCCATGTCTTGCCATCACGTTCATAGAACATGACGGCACCACGGTCAAGGCAGGATTGAGCCCAGTGGCCGATCTTGTCAGAGTTCATGCCACACGCGGAAGTAACATCAACACAGCCAACTACATATGACTGGAGATGATCACTAAGCACGTGCTGGAGCGCATAAAAATTTGAGCCAGTAGCCGCCTGAGTTGCGAGGTTCGGGGAGGCCTGAATGGCACGGCCCCGTTTTGGAAGACTAAAATCAACCTCACGTTTGACGGTGGCTTTTACATTGCTCAACTCGACAGGATCGACCTGAACACTCGACTTGAACATATCACGCTTACTCTCACCCCAATGCCCAAGCCATTGAAACTCAGTGCGCAACTGTAGGTAGGCAGAGCGCACCTCTGACGCGGCGCGGCGGAATGCGTCACCCACAAGGTCGAAGCCAATCTCCGGAACGGGAGCGGCGACCAAGTGTCGGTTACAAAGTGCATTATGCATATTGCAAATGCACTGACGCACAACATGCGCTGCGCCAACAACAGGTCCAACGGCGTAGGCGCCAGCTTGGCCATCACGATCGCACCCAAGCGGGGCAATGAGTTTTTCAATCGAGGCATTGGTCCCGATCTTACTCTCATCACCAAAACCAAGGCACAGCGTCTCGCCAACGGGGTACTGACTCTGTCCAAAGTCCTGGACAAAGTCCCAAATACCGGTGGCGACGGCTGGCCATTCGCTTGGTACGAATTGTCTGAAACGGTTCAAAACAAGACGGTAGTCATCCGCCATAGGCACTACCTTACTCGAATGCACAACGCCAAACAGCGTAATAGCAAACAAGAAAAGCATGACGGCGAGCAACAAACCCCCATAACCACCGCGCGGAACATTGCGGTGTAATTGGGAGATACGCTTGCAATCCTCACGGATCGCCTTAGCATGTAGCGCAGCACGCGCAACAGTGGCCGAAACATCGCCCAAAGGGTCAGCACGGCCAACCACAACAGCAGCACTGCAAACATCTTTTTCAGAGAACTCAGATCCGATCAACATGGTCCGAGCAGTCGCAAAAGCGGCTTTCTCCGA